CGCCGTCCTTCTCCGCAAAAAGACCTTGCGGCCTTTGCGAATCTGCCTTGTGATGATCACAGGATCATTCAAAAGCTTTCCGATCTTTAAGCATGCAGAGGGTAAGGGAACCCACTGCAGGCCAAGCGGTCCGTCCTGCCACCATCCCTTCAGGAAGGTGGACGTCTGTATCGAATCACGTGGAAAATATTTGACAATAAAGCCAAGTTCTTTCCCAGCGTCGACAAGACCGGACAACCGTTTTCGGTTAATTAAAAACCAAACAAACATAGCAAGTGTGCTGAGCGAATTAAACGACGTCGTTGTCGTAATCCCAGTCGGCATTTGCGTGCCTGCCTGCCCCTTCGCGAAAAGACGGTTTTTCTTAAGAGTGTATCCTGAGGAACAAGCGTCATAAGCTGTTCGGATGAACTCTTCAGGAAAACCGAAATTTTCTAGGACGGGTCGCATGAAAGACCTCATAGGTCCATCATCTTGGGTGTGATCAAATTGACTCTGATCAGCTTCCCCACCAAAAGTGTCACCAATCCCACCCCAGGCGACGAATGAATCGTCTCCCGACATGGCGAAAGTGGTGACACCCTCCAGTGCGACTCGCCCAATTTCAGAAAGGCCAGCCTGATTGTATCCAGAAGCAAAGAAGATACGAACAGGGACCCCAGCAATATCCCACACACGCCCGTCAAACCGGGAATGTAATTCACTTGCAAAAGAGCGAGCGAATCCGCCCATCATGGCGTGAGTTAAAGCTGGTAAATTCTGAATAGCGCGGGGCTTCATGGTAATGAATCCATTTACCTCTTTTTGTGAAGAGATGGTTTCATTCCATTTCAAGTTTATAGTTTTGCGCGGGAATTGGATTTTACCTTTCATATCTTCGTCGTACGCGACTCCGATACGCAATCCTTTCTTTCCCATGAGTTGAATGTTGTCTTGGACGCTGTACACCGCACAACGTCCCCCATCAAGAAGATGGGTGACAAAGAATGCACCCAACTCAGCCCATCTCTCATGTCTCTCTTCACTCGTGAACTCCGAATCCGCAAACGGATCGTTGTGTACACGGAAGAGGACAGCCGCCAACAAATTGGTTTCATTGTTAGCGGGTTGCTGCAGCAAGCGTTGTGTGATCAAGACCGGATGGATAACATTCCTACCGGCCGGACGTCCCAACAAATGGAACGCCTCTTCGACTGTGACCTCACAATTGTCCACAAAGACAACAATTTCACCACGCAGATTCTTCGGTCCGGACACCATGACTGATGTGTACGACGGCAATGTTTCAAACTCAGGGATATCTGAAACAAAACCGGACACATCATCAAGCAGTCCGCCCTTAGAAAATACGTCGCGAAATTTCGCGTACCGCATACCACGCTCGTCAGTATAAAAGTTCCACCCGAGGTGTAGAACCAATGCTGACAAGCGACCAAACCAGCCAAAGCACCGCAACCCCCAACAGGATGCGTGCAAGAAAAGGCGGCCACAAGGATTTGTGTGTTCCACGGAGACCATGGCTTCAAATGCGACCCCGGCTAACGCACACGGCTCGGAAATGAACGCGAGTCCTTCCTCCAGAAACGCTGAGAGGAGAGGAAAACGCGGACAAATCCAAGACGCCGGTTTACTCCAGGCACGAGCCAGGTATCCGACGCCCACGACGCCGGTACCTAGACCAGCCAAAACCCTGATGCTCCAGGGCTTTGAC